GGGAATATCTGTTGCACTTACTTTCAAGCGACCGCCGCCGAAAATAACTTCATTGCTCTTAAAGCTGAAAGTTCGGGTGTCCCCATCGGCAACGAGACGTGCAACCACATCCACCATTCCGGCAACCTTATTTGCAACCTTATCCTGCAAATTCGGCTTAATTGCTGTGATTTTATCGCCGCCCTTGCGTGTAATATCCTTGCTTGTGTCCTCATGGGAAATCAGGATAATATTTTCATAATCAAGGTTCATCAGGCGTTTCAGGGTGTTCAGAAATTCACCCCTTACCTTATCCCACGCACGGAACGAATCATCCGATTCATGGGAAATTCCCATCTGCTGATACATATAAAGGCGGCAATGCTCATACAAATCTTCCAACAGGTCAACAACGATTGTGCGGAAATCGTTTTCCTTCTTTTCCAGTTCGGAAATTGTATCTTTGAACACTTCCCAAGCAAGGGTTCTTTTCGTCTGCCTGCCTTCAACCTTCACTTCATCCTTAATGCGGATATACGGGGCATCGACAAATTTAATATTGCCGTCCGTATTCAGCATAAGGGGATCGGGGAAGGCGTTTGCAAAGGTGGTTTTACCGCAAAACGGTACACCGTAAATCCAAAGCACACGCTTTTCAACTGCTTCAATGTTCCTTCTTTTGTTTTCTGGTAACTTCATAAAATAGTCCCATCCTTTCTCGCAATTTTCTTGAAATTCGCAATATCTGCATAAGTAACTTTTTTCTTGCGGGAACTCTGTTTCCTCATTCACCGCTTTTATGGAAAATAGAAATTCAATCACTTTTTCAATGTTGAATTCTACTTGAACAGTTTTAACTTCCACCCCGGACAATTCCGCTTTCAAGCGTTGTCTAAAATCAAGTAGGGTTTCCGTTTTCTTCTGCCGGATTGTAACTTTGGGAATGAACACAAAGTACATATTCCGAATCTTCTTTCCGGGGTTGTTTTTCTCAAAGAAATACTTGTAAAGGTGAAGCTGCCCCGATTGTTTGTAGCCCGAAACATTGTTTGAATATTTGAAATCGTAAATGTCAAAGTATTCTTGCACTATCGGGGAAAATGCCCCATTGTAGGAAGGTTCTTCACCAATGATTTCTTCTTTCACGGGTACAAGGTAATCAATGAACCCGTGGAAATCATCATCCTTGATTTCAACTTCAAACTGTCCACCGGGCGGGATTGCCTTTTTTGCAAGCGGGATCACCGTTTCAAATTTGATTATCTCGTTTATGTGTTCATCCGTGATAACCGGGAAGCTGAAACAATATTCCCTGATTGCTTCTTCAAGGGTCTTTTCAATCCCAGTATGAACCGCTTGCCCCATAATTAAAGGGTTATCAGGTTCGGTTGCCGGAATAGTAGTTATCCCTTGAAGATAACGCATTTTGAACTTGTGCTTGCATTTTTCAAAGCAATCAATGCTGCTGTGTGAATATCGCAATTTATCACCCCTTTCAAAAGTTCCTTGAACTGTTCAAATCCTTCCGGGTAAAGGAACAATCCAATTCCACCTGATTTATTGATCCGGCTGATATTCAGCTTTTGCAATTCGGAAGGTGTACCGTTGGAAGCCTTCACTTCCACCGCAAGCATCACCCCATTCACGCAAGACAAAATGTCAGGTATGCCGGATTTCTGAAAACCACCGCCCCAAATTTTGGTGTACCATCCCACAATCGGGGCTTTCATGCGGTCAGTAGCATATCCTGCCGGATAAATGCCGACTGAATGAAAGTATTTCTTGATCTGATTTTCAAATAGCTTTTCTTCTGCCATCCGCTTTCAATCCTTTCATCAATTCTTTTTGCTTCTCTCTCTCTCTCTCTCTCTCTCTCTCTCTCTTGCAGAAGAACCGCCAGTTAGAAAAGCGTTTTTTCGCAACGCTGCCATATAAAACTTAATGCGTTTTTTCACCGTCATTTTGATAAGCTGCTTTGGATTTCTTACTTTTGCACAAATAAACCCTTCAAAGAACGCCTGATTCAACGCCTGTTCGTAATCACGGTTTCCCGTATCTCGAATTGGATATGTTTTCATTTTGTTTCACCCCCTCATTTCACTTTGATCTGAATAGAAGCGGAAACATTGCTTGTTTTGGAATACTTTGCGGCAACATCCGGCAATTCTTTTTTCAGCTTTGCGCTGTCAATGGTGGTTCGGGTTGTAGGTGCAACATAGGTAAAACGAACCTGTTCACTGTCAAACTGCTTCACCCCGTACTTTTCCATTGCCGCCATAAGCTGAACACGCATCGCCTTTTCCTGTTCTTCAATCTGCTTTTTCTGCACAGTCAGATTGACAATTCCCTTAATAATCGCCGCCGCTTCCGTCTGCAAAGCTACAAGGGCGGTTTCATCAGTGAAGGCATCCTTACAATCGGCTGAAAGCTGTGTGCATACATCCTTGCAGGTTTCCTTTTCTTCACAATCCAAACAGCAACACATTTTGCCGCAAACTGAATTTTCTGCCTGTTTACACTTAATCATTGGTTGCGCTCCCTTCCAATTCAGCGTTCATTTTCTGCTGAATCTGTAAAATTGATTTTGAATAGTTAATTTCAAAAATTCCTTGTTCCCACAATCGGGAAGCCCCCGTTTCCCCCATGTTGTACGCCATCAAAACCTTTTCCGGCGTTTCGTATTTCTCAAAGAGGTTTCGCAAGGTAAACATTCCCGCCCTGATATTGTCATAAGGATTTAGAAAATCTGAAATTCCAAGTTTTTCTTTCAGGTATGTATGATTTTGAACATTGATCTGCATTAGTCCGTAATCATCGGTTGCGCTTATAACATCGGCTTGAAAATTGCTTTCGTGTTGAATAACCGCCATTGCAAAAGTAAAATCAATGTCATACGCTGCCGAAAGATAAAACACAAATTCTTGTAGTTCCTCGTTCATCGGTACATCAAGCGGGGTGAATGTCAGCTTATTTTCCCAATTTACAGGCAATTCAGCTTCAAACATCTTCCCGTCAGGCTGTCCGAAAATCACAACTTCTTTTTGGCTTGAATTGCTTACTGTGTCGCTTTTTGATATTCGCCCGATCCCAAATCCTGCAAGGGAAAAGAGAATCGCAACGACTACACACGAAATCAAAAACCTTTTAGCAATCGAAGCCTTCTTGATGTTTCTTGAATAGTTCATCTGTATAGTCCTTTCTCAATTCCAAAGTGTGAAGAATATCTTCTTCAACTGTTCCGGGGCAAATCATCAAGTAGTAGAAACAAGTTTTTTCCTGCCCGATTCTGTGAATTCGTTTCTTGCTCTGTTCAAACAGTTCACTTCTATCTGTCAAGGAAAAGTAAATGATTCTGTTTGCCTTTTGCAAATTCAGCCCCATAGCCCCCGCCTGATACTGAACAAAGGTAATTGAATCCCCGTATTCCTCATAGGCGGTAAGGTCTTTTGTTTCCCCGTTTACCACCGAAAAAGGGCGTTCCAGTTCAGCAAGGGCGGCTTGCATTGTGTTCAATTCATCGTTGAAGTTGTAAAACACAATCAGCCTATCTTCTGTGGATTGCACCAAAGCCTTAAAAGCTGCAACCCTTTCTTTGTTCAAGTAACTGCACATCATACGGGCATAAATCCTTTTTGAAAGGGTGGTATCACCTATGAATTCACGCCCTTCAATGGTGATAATTTCATCCCGCATGAATTTTTTGTATTCCTTTGTTGGTTTAGAATGAATAGGAATTATCACCTGTTCGGGAAGGTCAAAAACATCTTCCGATTTCATAAAGATTGCGCCGTGTTCGGCAAGTTTCTTTTTTAGACGGTCAACATTTTTGTAACCTGCAACACGGGGAATTCTGAATCCGCTGTTGTGATCTTCAATCCATTCCATTTCAACATACTGTTTATAATAGAGGTCTTTTGTGATAGTCCACCCAAGCAAACGAAGCTGCGACCACAATTTTTCATACTTTCCTGCTGTTGGTGTGCCGGATAGTAAGATCACATTTTCCGGCTGCATTTTTAGAATAAATTTTGACCGTTTCGCCGTTTCGTTTTGAATGATAGAACTTTCATCAAGCAACAAGGTAAACCCGCTTATATTGGCGAAATATGAACGCCTGAAAACCAAATCGTAATTGATAACACCCGCTGTTTTATTTGCGGTTTCAGGATCACCGTTCATTACTTCCGAAAAGAATTCCAATTCTTTTTTGTTCGTCAGATCAAAAGTGTCGTACCCTGCAACATCAACCAAGTGTTGAACCCAATCTTCAACTTTGGATTTTTGGCAAATTACCAAAAGGGGCTTATCAAGCTGTTTTGCCTTTTCGCCGCCTATATAGGTTTTACCAAGTCCCATATCAAGGTAATAAGCAACACGATTGAAATTTTGGGTTTCCTCTAATGCTTTTCTTTGGTGGGGAAATAATCGCATAGTTTAATCCTGCAAAGCCTTAAATTCATCAAGCATTTCCTTCAATACAGAATCCTTTTCTGCCATCATTTCATAAACCGCATCTTCTTCTAATTTTTTAATGCGTTTATCCATTTCTGCTTTCAGGTGCTTCATTTTTTCAGCTTTTTCCTTTCTTTCCGTATAAGCGGAAAAATCTACTTTGCACACGACTTCTTTCATTTTCCCTTTGGGAATACTCGAAGGAATTCTTGAAGCAAGTCCTGTTACAGTTGCAAGCTGAAAACCGTATGCTGTATCAACTACAACAACATCCCCGGTTGTAACATCTTCATAAGAAAGAAAACAATATTCTTTCCCGGTATTGGCAAAAGCTCCATTTTTGCTTATATCAAAAACCGCATTTACGATTAAATAATCTTTCATTTTTACCTTCCTTTCTTTTATTAAGCTGCTTCCAACTCGTTCCACGGAATTTCAATTCCTGTGTATTCGGTGAACTTCACGGAAGAAATAAAGTAACTCCAATTTGTCAGCTTCACCGCATAGCCCCACGGGAAAACGCCATCACGCAAGCCCTGCATAACCCATTCTTTGGATTTCTTCATCAGCTTTGCCGCAATTACAACAGGTAAATTCACAACCCCGTCATGCTGAATCGTTGCAACAGGTTCAAACATTTCAAAGTAATCTTCCTGAACTCCCAATGTACGGGCAATTTCCTGTTTGCGGTCTTTGGAAGGTTCATTCTTGCCAGAAAGGTATTGACTTATAGAAGATTTTCCGATCCCGGTAAGGTCTGAAAGTTTGGATTGTGTCAAATCCAGTTCGTTCATCAAGTTCTTCAATTTTTCTGCAAATGTCATATTCACTTCATCCTTTCTTTTTTAACCCTCAATCATGGGGGTTTTGTTGTACTGTTCTTGAACTCGAACCCTGTATTTCTCGTCTACCGCTTCACGGTACACAATACGGAATTCAACTTTCTTATCTCGTAACCCGGAAATGTAAGTTGCAGCTTCTTCCGGGCTATCGAAATCAATGATTCTGTCAATACACGCCGCTATCAATTTTTTCATCTTGTTTCACCGCCTTTCTTGTAGATTTTCAATCTACATCACTTGTAAAAAAAATCTGTTCTTTTTCCTGAATATTGATATTCAGCAATTCACAAAGAATCTGAATTTCCGTAGCCTTGAATTCTGTTTCATTATTGATCTTTTTCAAGAACCCCTGATAAGTGATTCCAACCTGCTTTGCAATGTAGATCAGCTTATACCCGGAATCATCAATCTTCTTTCGCAACAGTTCAGTATTAGTCATATTTTCACTCCTTTCTTTTTGCGGGAAGAAGCTGTTTAGGCTTCTTCCTCGAATTCTACATTACAATCACCACATATGATATGAACTTCTTTCGTTGCCCTGATAATGCAACCACACACGGGGCAAACATATTTGCGGCTTGACTGTTTGGGTTTACTTATACCCGGAAGTTTCGGAAGGCTCTTTCTATAAAGTTCAAACTTTTTATCCTGCATACTGTCAACAAAGGCTTTCGCTTCATCATTCAGGCTTGTTTTTGTCCAACCGTATTTTGCATCCTTTTCAACGGTCAAGCCGTGCTGTTCGGCGGTTTCTTTGTATTTCTTATTGTGGTAAGTTCCGTTTCTGCTTGTGTCCTGAACTCCAATTTGCAGATTGTGAAGGTGTGCCATTTCATGTAAAAGTGTTTCAGCAACCTTTTCAAATGGTCTTGAAAGATATTCTGCACAAATATTGATTTCATAGAACCCTTCATCCTTTTTCAAGGCTTCCAAATCCTCTTTTGTCAGTTTAGAAAGGTCTGAAATCTTTTTCTGTTCGCCGTTGCTCCACGCTTTCCAACTGGTACACCATCCATAAGCACCTTTCGTTGTGTCCGGGCTTACTGTGATAATCGGCATTTGAAGTTCATTATTATAGAACTTTTCGTTGAACCTTGAAAATAAGGTTTCAAGTTTTTCAATTATCGGTTTCAAACTGGTTTCTTTCATTTCTTTGACCGCCTTTCTTACTCTGCAATACAGTTGAACGATAAGCACCTTGTTATTAGATCAATTTCAACCTGTCCAAACTGTGCGTTTTTCAATGCTTGTGCCACTTTGTCAAGGCTTATAGGAAAATCTTCTGTAATATCCTTTATGGCGATAACCTCACCATTACCTTCAACATATTTGCGGGCTTCCTTTTCATTCATTGCCGGAACAGCGACTTTGAAACAATCCCTTCCATCGTCCATATAAACCATATACTTTTTCATAAATCACTTCATCCTTTCAAATTGCCGTTGCAGCGGCGTTTTTGTTTGTAGATTGTCCGTCTACATTTCATAGTATAGCATCATGTCCCCGCAAAGTCAACACTTTTTTCAAAAAAAATTAAAAAAAGTTGATTTTGCGGGGACACTGTGTTATAATACCGTTTAGAAAGGCGGTGAAAGTATGAATGACGATCAAAGAAAACAATACTTAATTGAATTTGGAAATCGTGTAAAGGAACTCCGACTTGAAAAAGAAATGTCCCAAGATGAACTTGCGAAAAGATGTGGTTATGGTTCACGATCTACAATAAACAAAATTGAATTAGGTATAAACGATATACCGCAATCCAAAATCAAAGCCATAGCAGAAGCCTTGAATGTTTCTATTGGAACACTTCTTTGTTGGGATGAAATGGATTCTTCACACGATACAAAAAAACTTCAAGCGGAAGTTGAACAAATTGAACTTGATTCAACCATAGAAAAGAAATATGGAAAATCTGCTTTTGAAGCCCTTACTATGTTTGTTCAGCTTGATACACTGGATCAAGGGCGAATTATCGGTTCTATGGAAACGCTGCTGGAAGATGAAAAATATTCCGTTAAAAAAGAATCATCAAACGGGAAGGCAATGTAATCTATATTGATTTTAGTTCAAGATAGGTTCATGTTGGTTCAAGTTATCGGTTCAAGTTGAAAGCCTTGAAAAATATAGGCGGTTCAAGTTGGTTCAACTTACTTCTTCATATTTTGAAAACGGAATGTTAAAAAACATCGTTTTACAGTGATTTCAGAAAATATAAAGTAATAGAAACACCAAGTTGAACTTGAACTACTTGAACCGTTGAAAAGTTAATTTCAAGAAAGGAAGGTTGATATGAGCGCAAAAAACAGGGTTATCAATGGCGATTATGCCGGAAGTCAAATTGTAGGCGGTGGTGCCGCCAATGCTGCTATTGCTTTGGG